GGGTATCTGCCTTCGCCATCTCGTCCTGTTCTAGCTGCTTAATGGTAGATTCAGACAACACGGACGAGCTAAAGTTTACAGCTCTCGGGCTGAGGACATAGGTCTGCTGCCCGCGTGATAGGCTAGTTTCCTTTAGAGCAGCAGCGATCTCCTCCGGAGTCTTGCCAGAAATCCTAGCGATCTCGGCCAGAGCTACGTACTCCTTGAGTCCCTCGACTTCCTGAGAGCGTACGTCTAGGTACTGGCTACGAATGTTATCCATATCCAGCGTAGCTGACGCAGCTACCACGTCGTTAAGGTCGCGCTTAGCAGTACGTAGATCCTGCTGCTGTAGGAGATTGATACTCTTAAGTGGGTCGAATCTCTGCATCTTAATGAGATTGTTAGTAGCCATCTCTACAGCCCAGTGCTCTACGACAGCCTCCTCCGGCACTACATCCACTTCCTCTAGTAGGCCGGTAAACTTAGACGCTTCGACGATCGGCTGCTTGAGCATACCGCTCGCAGTCAAGAACGAGCCAGCAGCAAAGTTGATGAAGTTGTCGTTCAGTCCGGCAGCCTTATAGCCCGCGTCCGCTTCTGGATCGTTGCGGATAGCAGTAGGCACACGGCTCTGACCGGTAATCATCTTGGCCGAATCCTTGAGTAGCGGATTGAGCGAGACTAGAGCAGCAGTAGCCGCGGCAATGCGCTCAGTATCACCAGACCCGATCGCACCCATAAGCTCCGTCATCGGACCGTAGGGATCCGTTACTCGGCCTACGTCTACCATCAGGTATGAACCATCAGGAGCCTTACCTACTACACGTACGTCCTTGTTCATGACGAAACTGTTGGACATACGGTAGGCGTCTTCTACCTTCTTACGCTCCTCCTCGTCTCCTTCATCTAGACCGTAGCCGATCATTGAGGCAAAGCCCATGAACGCGGCTAGAGCTAGCTTGTTGGCTAGGTACTGATTGCTCATGGCAGCAGCGATACCGATGCTACGTCCAGCAGCGTGCCCCCGGAGAACGTTAGCCGCAGCAGTGTGACCCTCGTTAGCCAGAGTATCAGCTAGGCGGATATCGTCAGCAGCTCTGTAGCCCGACATTAGCAGCGAGCGGAACGTCTCGTACTGGTAGGTAGCGAATACAAAGATACCGGTACGATCTAGGTCACGGACTAGAGAAGCAGCCAGCTCGTACGAGAACGTAGTCTGACGAGTACGCGCAGCGGCACGTTCTGATAGCTGGTCTTCCGTTAGGCGTAGCTCCTGCGGCAGGTTATCGTTTACTTCAGTAAGAACATCTAGCTGCTTGTAGTACACTACTAGCTTAGCGCCTAGGTCCATACCCGAGTAGATAGTCCACAGGGCACTATAGCTATCACCGGCAGTCTTGCTCACGCGCTCCCACGTTGAGCTATCCGGCATAGCGCCAGCCGAGCGTAGGTTTTCTACCGCCTGCTCTAGCGGACGACGACGCATAGCCTCCGCAATCGGAGTATCGGCCAGCATGTTGCGGTACATGTCGTACGTCTGCTGGTTAAACTTACCAGTCTTGAGTGCCTCTAGGTTAGCAGCCGTAGTACCGATTACAGCGGGGATAATCTTACTCATGTAAGAAGGACCTACGCCGTTAGCCATAGCCATGCTGAAAGAACCGACGCCGTTGTAGAGCATCAGTAGCGGATTGAGTACGAGGTTGGTAAACTTGAAGACGCTGGCGTACTTGCCGAGAGTGTTCGACATCAACTCGACTAGAGGATGTCTAGTCTCAGAGTCGTTGGCAAACATCTGCGCAGCTTCGGGCGAAGTCCACATTCCATTCAGTGCGCCCATTGACGGACCGCGTAGCTCGGTAGCGTTCGTAACCCCAGCGGCAGTAGCGTCGCTCTTGGAATTGAAGAAGTACTTGCCAGTGTAGTCCTGCTTTAGCTGACGCGCAAAGCGTAGCTGCTCAAGCAGTAGGCCCTGAGCTAGCTGGGTGTTATAGATTACCGTGAGAGGATCTTCGATCTTGCCCATCAGCGCAGCGATAGGAGCAGGCACATCGACACGCTCCTTGAGCACGCCGAGTCCTACACGGTTCTGTGAGAAGTACTTGGTAAGCCTGTCTACACCACGGGTCTCACGTAGTAGATCCTGAATAGCCGTAGTGACGGTAGCTTCTGCAGCCTCAGAGTTGCGCGGATCAGACCCTGCGAAGAAGGAGCGAAGAGCTGATACTAGCTCATCCTTCTTGAGAGTGCTAACTCCAGCCTCTCCGATCCAAGCAGCGTGAATGCGCTCAAGGCGAGCACGCGGCATCTTCTCAAGCTTGTCCAGCTCGAAGTTAGTCAGGTCGTTGCGTAGGAATTCCGTAGCATCCTGTAGGATCTGCTTACCCTTGTCGGTACCACGGACCAGCTCTTGCCACTGCTTACGCTCCTTGGGGTTGTGTACCTGATAGGCCGTAGTCCAGTAGTTATCTAGGTTAGCCATGATAGCGTTGATCTGTCGTACTACCGCAGGGCTAGGCTTGAACTCACCGTTCTCTACGCGTGAAGACTCGTACAGCTCCTTTACGATCTGTAGGCTGTTCTTCTTGAACTCTTCGCGCATGTTGACTAGAGCGCCAAACAGCTCTGGGTTCTCCTGCTTGATCTTAGCCTCAGCCTTTGCGTAGTCCTCCGGAGAGATGCCCGGCTTGATGAGAGTCTTAGCTAGCTCTTCGTTGTTAGCGATGATCTGTTCGTCGGCAGTCTGACCTAAGATGATATACTCTAGCGCTACCTCGCGTCCCTTAGCCGTCTCGATAGCCTGACGCAGAGACTCTACTCCCGCATTCTTAGGCAGGAAGAAGTCAGCAACCTTAGCCTTAAGCGAGCTAGGATCGCGCTTGCCCTGCATAACTTCCTGAGCACGCTCAAGAGCGTTGGTAGATACAGACAGCCTATCCATCAGGGTAGTCTTATCTAGTCCGCCAGTCGCGGCAGCCGCTACTTCTCTAGCCTGCGTAGCTACTTCGTCTACGGTAGAATCAGAAAAATCAGCCAGCACTTCGCTACGATTGTCCGTAGTAGTGGTATCAATAGCCGTAGCCGTAGCTTCAAGTAGCGACTCAAGCGCGTCCATGTTCTTCTTAGAGTCAGCCATGCCTAGAGCATTGCGGACTAGGTTGACTAGCTTACGGTAGACGTTGCCGAGCGTACCACGGGCCGGCAGGCTACGTAGTACATCCTGAATGTTCTTGTCCGTTAGACCGTAGGTTACGATCTCATCCACGTCTACCTTACCAGCCTGATCCACCAAGCCGCCGTTACGCGGAGAGATGATTCTGCTGAGCGGGGAGTCTGGATTACGCTTTAGCTCCTGCTTACCCTTGGTATCGTACCACTGCTGGAAGCTGTTACGTACCTCGCTGATCTGAGCAACAGCGGCAGCTAGCTGCTTGTCCGTCTTGACCGCAGCCTTGTCACGAAGTCTTACCCAAGTAAGAGCGTGTAGGATTTCGTGAGCTACGATGCGTGGAGTAATGCCGCCCATACCAAAGCGCAGCTTACCGTTGTTCGGGTTGTAATAACCTAGCGTCTCTAGTCCGCTCTGAGTCTTAACGTACTTCTTAGCCGTGTCGATCTGAATGTCAGGTACTAGACCCTGATACTTCTTCATGATCGGCAGTAGAGTACGAACGATCGCGTTCTCGCGACCAGTACGCGACGCTACCTCTAGGTAATCGAATAGAGCCTGTACTCGTTGCTTAGGACCGCGAGCATTGTTGTAGTCGTCTATTAGGTTAGCAGCATCTTCTCCGTACGTCTCGGCAATCTCTCCTGTAGTTACAGCAGCCTTAACGTCAGAGTTAGCCGGGTTAAACTCCCCAGTGTTCTCGTCGATGTTCTTGACTTGGTTAGAGTCTAGAGCCATGACAGACACATCCACCTCAGGGAAGATGTCAGCGAACTCAGCGTCAGGCATAACTAGATCAGCACCGCGAGGCTTACCGCGCGCTGTTAGGCGTGACTGCTTCTCAGTGTCATCTAGTCCGGGGATCTCGAAACGATTGACGTACATAACGCCATCGTGCCCAGTCTCGCGGATCAGCTCGCGTACTACTTCATTCTCCTTAGCCTCTAGCTCCATCATCCTGTTCTCGGAAAACGGTGTGCTGAAGTCTAGGGATTCGTACTCTTCGCGGATAGCAGCAACCTCCGCCTCAGCCTGAGCTAGACGTTCCGGAGTTACTAGGTTCATGTCGCGTAGCTGGGGACCTACATCCTCGATACCCCAGTTACCGTAGTCCTGTAGACGCAGCGGCTTCTTGATGTTGACAGCCATGCGTAGAGTCTTTTTGTCTTGGTTGCTACCACGAGCAGCCTTGGTACCTACCTCAAAGTTAGTGCTAAGGTGTGGGCCAATCTGTCCACGAGCAGCTACCCAGTTACGAATGTCAGCAGTCTTGCTGGTAACGTGATACATAACCGGCTCTACTACGGTACCCTTGAGGAAGTTACGTAGGTTAGGATTACGCTTAGCCGTTTCGCGTACGTCAGGCTCCTTGATCCTAGCCACGTCAAACTCTTCGGTATCACCTTCCACAGTGATAGCAGCTTTCTCCGGCACTACCTTAGCTACTTTCTCAGTAACAGCAGGAGTGTCAGTAGGCTTAGCTAGGCGAGCTAGTACATCGTCGTACGATACAGCAGGAGCGTTACCGTCCTCGTCTGCTACCTTAGGTACCTTGGGTGCTGCAGGCTTAACTGGCTTAGAGACTACGGGAGCCGGGGTAGCTACTGGCTGGACAGCCGCAGTCCTGCGAGCAATCTCGCCAGCACGCCAGTCTCTCTGGGCTACTAGCACGTCATCATCGGTAGCGTTAGGGTTCTGCTCTAGATAGCGCACGGCAAAGTCGCGCATCTCTTTGCGCGATACTTCGGCCTGTCTAGTTACGGCACTCTGCTTACCGGCCTGCTGTCTGGCCTGCTTAGCGGCTACAGCCTTGCGAGCTTCGTCGATATCCCGTACTTGATTGTCTACCATCGGCAGAGATAGCTGTTCTGGTTCAGGAGTTACAGGCGGAGCCTGCGGAGCAGCAGGAGCCGGAAGGTCTACCGCATTAGCAATACTACGATCACGGTTAGCAGCCGCAAAAGCGTTAGCCATGATGTTACCCGGCTCGTTAGCAGCCGTAGTAGTAATCTCACGATCGATAGCGTCACGCTGAGCACGACGCTCACGTACGCCAGCTTCTTGCTGAGCAGTCTGAACACTACGCTCTGACGCTAGGCGTGACTCAGCCTCCATCACACCACCGACGCCATCGGCTAGCTCTGGATCTCCTCCGAAGAGGTCTAGCTGCTCTGCCTTGCCAGTCTGGAACGCGGAAGCGATGCGGGCGTTGTTCTCATTCTTAGCCGCGAAGCGGACTAGCTCCTGCTGCTTAAGTGCTTCCGTAGCGCGAGTAAGCTCAGCCTCCTGACGAAGACGATCAGTACGCGCAGTCTGGAAAGCGTCAGCAGCTTCATTACGTAGGTCATCTTTCTTTGCCTGTAGTGCCTGCTCTGAGCGAATCTGAGCAGCCTGCTCGGCAGCAGTTACCGGAGTAATCAGAGCGCCTGAGGCTAGACCGCCAGCTAGAAAGCCACGTACTGCCTCTTCTCGTAGCTCTGGACTATCCCAGTTCTTGACCATGCCAGCAATTACGCCAGCCTCTCTCTCGTCTCCTTCGATAGCTGCAGAGCCGGCACGCACAGCATTCTGGGCATACGGAGTAACAGCCTCGGATCCAGCCTCTACAGTTGTACGTCCTAGAGCATTAAGCGCAGTACGCTTTAGCAGTCCTCCGCCAATCTTGATGCCGGGGATAGCACCGGTAACGGCTTCGACGCCGAACTCAACGGAAGCTTGCTCGAACGCCTGCTCGTCTGCTAGAGACGATGCCTCTTGTTCTGACATTCCAGCCTGACGGGCAGCTTGATAAGCCTCGTCCCATGATGCGTAGAACGCCTTGCGTACCATCGGGATAGAGCCGACCATTGATCCGATGACGCCGCCAACAGCAGTACCACCGCCCGGCTTAGCTAACGTACCGAGCGCGCCGCCAGCAATACCGCCGACCATCGAGCCCACGCTCTCTGGTGCCGAGCCAGCCGCGTCCGCTACGGTACGTAGCGTTGTACTGCGTTCACCGAGAGCTTCTACTCTCTGCCGAGCTTCGTTCTGCTCTAACCGAGCCTGAGCCAACTCCTCGCGATCCGACGTCAGTCTATCACCAAAGGCTTCACCTAGTGTTGCCTCAGTCGTAGCTGCGTCGTATAAGGCTCCGATAATATTTAGCGGATTACGTACGTTGCCAGTAGCTACTATATCCCTGCCTGAGCCAGCTAGCGCTCTCTCTAGTTCCGCAGCAGTCGTATCGGCAGCACGTCTACCCTGAATAGCAGCTTCAGGGATTAGCCCAGCCATCTCCAGCAATCCCATATCTTCCTTAGGCTTAGCTGCAATAGGCAGGCGCGGGGTAGGGTCTACTAGAAACTCGTTGATAGATAGCGGAGCTACGGCGCTACTCTCTACGCCGAACTCTTCTGGAGTGGCTAGACCTAGAGAGATTAGTCTGCGCTGATACGAGGTAAGTGCCATACTAAGGTAGGTTCCTTATCGAGTTGGTGGCTGGCGTGACTGCAGGGCAGCCTGCCTCATTACATCCGAGTTACGTACTTGGTTAGGTGATCCAGTGTCGAAGTAAATCATGCCGTCATCTTGGCTGGACAGAATACTCTGAGCACCGCGACGTCTAGACGCCAGACCACTTAGCCGATTGTTCAGGTCGTCCAGCTCTTCCGGAGCTAGCTTGGTACCGAGGAGGCTTTCGTAGGCGGTAATAGCCTGCTCGTCACCTGACTTGTACAGCTCGTCCTTGCTCTGGAATCCCATCTTGGCTAGTAGTCCTTCGCTAGTCACAGACACTGGTCGGCTGGATCCACCACCACCGCCACTGCCTCCGCGAGGCTGACTCATCATCCAGTCCATGTAGCGCTGATTGGTCTGGCGCTCTGGCTCACCGCGCTTCCACTCTAGATCTCGGTCAGCAGTCTGGTCTGCACGACGGCGAGCATACTGCTTGTCTTCGCGCTGTTCTTGGCGTAGCTGCTCAGCCAGAGCACGCTTAGCTCGGCGTGCCTCTAGCTCGTCCTCTCTAGCGTTGCGGCGCTTCTCATCCATGTAGTCCTTCTTGCGCTGGTCTTCCTCGACCATACTTCTTCCAGCACCCTGCATAGCTCCGCCTAGGATAGCTTCTAGTAGTGACATAGATACCTCCTTATCCTAGTAGGGGAGCGTTAGCAATCGGACTAGCACCAGCCGTAGGGCTAGCGGACTGCGCCTCTTCAGCCTGAGCAATACCCTTAACCATATCCGCTACTACAAAATACAGCTCTTCTGCGAATGTGTTAGGATCGATCTCGACTCCGCCTTCTAAGAGGACGTCGATGATATCGTCAGTGACAGTAGCTACTGCACCATCGGAGGCCATCCAAGCGGCAGGATCTACATCGATACCACTATCCTCTAGAGCCTTACTGACGTTCTCGATCAGCATGATGATGAACTGGCCAGCGCCCTTAGCCGGGGTCTTGGTGTTCTTGGCGGCAGCGACTAGCGCCTGCGCACCTTCTGGGCTGTTGATGACCTTAAGGGATAGGCCGACAAGAATGTCTAGGTCCATCTCGATGCCGTCATCTTCACCTTCTGCGTACTTATCATCCATTATGGAGTCCTCGGAAACAGGGCGTTGGTTAGGTTGCCGATCAGGCCACCGCTAGCAGGTGTGGGAGTAGCTAAGGTAGCGGCAGGAGTCGGAGGATTTGCCAGTGACGCTAGCAATCCGCCTGAGCTGATGAACTCGTCAGGCGTTACCTGCCTGCCATTAGCAGACGCGGCAGGTGTATAGTTCCTGAACTCTGACCCAGCAAACCCAGTAAAGTTCTTGGCTCCACGTACTCTTTCTCCGCGCTTGTTCTGTCGCATCCACTCCTGCAGCAAGGCGGCTTCCTTAGCGGTACGACGATCTTCGTTAGCGCGTAGGCCGATAGCCTCTCGCTCAAACGCGATCTCTCGCTCGGACATCTCCCTAGCCGCACGATCAGCAGAACGCTGCTGAGATCTGCCGAGAATAGCAGATCCGATACTTCCTAGAATATTACCAAACAGTGACATATCTTACTCCTTAGGTACCGGGGTCTCTAACTACGCCGGGCTGCTCAGTGCCGCTAGGCGCGCGTGGTGCTGGGACAGGCTGGGTAGCACCGATGCGATCTCCGATGATGTTGGATAGGGTCTGATTGATGATACCGCTAGCCTGACCACGGAAGAAGTTGAGCATACCATTAACTACCTGCGGGTTAAACACTTCAGGATCGTCTACGAAAGCCTGACCTAGGCGGTCTAGCATAGCAGCGTTTAGTCCTAGCTCAGACGTGTAAGTCTGGCTGATCATATCTCGGAAGCTAGACTGTTCCTGTAGCCAGTTGGTACGGAACGTATCATTCTCGGCCATCTGATTGCGGAACTGGAAGTCCGTCTGTGTGCGGATAGCTTCGCGCATAACGTCCGCGTTAGCCATCTCATTCTGGCGAGCCATGCGAGCACGCTCTGTCGAATCTGAGATACCAGCCTGAGCATTGGCCATAGCGATGTTACGCATCAGATCGTTCTGAGACATAGCGTTCTGGCCACGTAGAGTGAACAGGGTCTTGTCTAGATCACGAATCAGCGAGTTACCGGCTAGGTCATCCTCGTACTGGGCAGCCATGCCACGTCCATACTCGGTCTGCGTAAAGCCTGCATCCTGCTGAGCGATAGGCGCAGCAGCTCTCATAGCCTCACGCATAGCAGCACCCGCAGCAATAGAACTGTTACCAGCTCCACGAGTAGCGGCTTGCTCTAGACCTGAACGCTTAGCTTCCGTCATGAAGCGACTGTTCGAGTTGACCATATTGGTTAGACGGTCTTCTGCGAACTGATAGTCCATAGGCTTGGTTAGGGCCTTGGTCCCCGAGATCTCTCGGTTAACATCGATGTTGCCGGCCTGTGCCGGGGCTGCCACGTTTACGGGCTGGAAGCCGGGGCCTACGTTAGTCCTGATCTGAGGCATTTCTCCGATCAGTTGCATTCCTAGCTGCTGAGTTGATGGTACAGTACTGGTCATTATAGGGGCTCCTTAAGCATCTACCTTGGTCGGAGTGAACTGGATGAATAGAGTCTGAAGTGTGTGCGAAGGTTCCGGAGCGTTGATGCTGGGCTCGTGCAGTACCTTGATAGATACGTTTAGACCACGTTCAGCTACGTTAGCCATGTTGGTGTAGGGCGTATCACCCTGCTTGATGAAGTCCTGGCGATCTGGGATAGAAGCGTTGATCAACGTAGACTGGTATTCGTTCTCGTAGTCCTTAGCCGTAGTGATTCTGAGCGAAGCTAGTCCACGGCTTACACCATCTACTCGTACCTTACGCATTACCTTGTACCCAAACGGATTACCAGCAAAGTACCAGTTGACGTCGAACTCAGCCTTGATAGCCTTGCCGTCAAAGCCCCAGCCTGAGTCTAGCCTGTACAGATAGTTGGAAGCTACACGGCTAGTAGGGGAATAATGCGACGCTAGTACTGTCTCGATTCCGTCGTGGTCTAGGACAGACGACAAAGCTAGCGGCACGAACTCCTTACCGTTTACATCTGTAAAGTTTTCGAGACCTAGGTACAGCGTCTGCGTCGTTCCTTGAACCGGACGTCCCTCGTTAAAGGTGAACGTGAAGATGTCTCCGTCAGCCGAGAAGATCTTATACTGGTTCTTGGTGCGGATAGGAATCGCACAGACAATGGCACCGTTAGCTGACGTCTTGGGACGAATGATGGGGGACAGCTTGTACGAGATAGGAATGCCTACGAAGTCACCGTACTTGTCTGACTGGCTGAGAGCTACTACGCCTGAGTGTGAGCAGAACACGATGTCACCTAGCGATACAGCCGTGTACTCTACAGCTCCAGTCTTGGGCAGGATGACTCTCTTCAAGAAGTTATCAGGTACGCTGCCTTGAATAGCGAACACTCCGTTTGAACAGAATACGCCGAGAGTATCACCCGGCATAGACAGCAGTCCGCGTACCGGATAGCCCATAGCAAACTCGGCAGCACCGTCGAGACCTGAGTAATTCCACGGCTCTCCAGTTACGGAGATACGGACCATGCCATCGGCGTAGCCTAGGGCTAGCGAGTTAGCGATCCTGTCCGTATGACGCGGATACTCAGTGTCAGGGGTACTGTCGTTAATGAAGATCAGACGCTCACGGTTAAAATAGAATGCCTTAGAAGCCCCTGTAGCGACGTATACGGCGTCCAGATCCTCTAGGCCATAGTAGTTGTAGTCGCTGGCTACGTAGCGGCTAGAAGCTCTCTGAAGAGCCGAGATGCCGGGTAGGAAGTTGTAGCTAGGCGCAGACGTGATGACGGCTACTCGGTTCGGAGTAGTCAGAGTGGCTGAGTTGTACACGCTGTAGCCGACGGTGAACATCGGTGCAGTGCCAGCAACCCTTACTACCTTAGTTACCTGCATCGTGCCTACGGCGTTACCTGCCGAGAAGGCACCACTAGCCACCTTGTAGGTGTTCAGGTCTACAGTGAAGGTGTTAGTACCATCAGAGATCCAGTACTGGAATGTGCCGGGAGTAGGGATACTTAGGCCGCGCTCGTACTTAGGAATCTCGTCCTGACCAGACACATGGCTGTTGCCCGTATCAAACGAGAACGCCCATCCGGTGTTAAAGAACTTCCATCCGCCGTGAATCGAAGCGAAGTAGTCTGACACAGACTCAGCCTGCTCAGCGCCGCAGGTAAACATCACGGCTTTGTCCGGGCTATAGCCCTTGCCGAAGATGACCAGCGATAGACCGCCACCTAGCGAAACACCGCCGATAGTGGCAGTGAGTCCGGTGATAGTAGTACCCGCAGCAGCAGCGGCTAGATCCCACGAACCGGTATTAAGATCCTCGTAGGAAATTACTACGCGATCCTCTCCCGAGATCGTGATTACCTCGTAGCCTAGAACGCGCGCAGTAGCTCCGTTGAATGAGTTGCCTACTACAGTATTTGGTACAGACGACACTACGATAGCACCCGCTGACGAGCCACGAAGCTCCAGAGTGTTAGCTCCGGCAGCGGCGTAGTTGATGCCCTTGTGGCGATAGGTCATTACGGCAGGACCCGGCAGGCTGCTTACCGTCGAGCGTAGGTAAGTCATGTAGCTCAGCGCCTTGGTGTACTGATCCTGTGGAGACGTGGCAAAGAACCTCAGGTCTCGGACCAAGGATAGATTGCCTAGCTCGACTAGAGTCTTAGTACTCTTGTTTAGGCGGAACAGGCGGCGATCGACGCCGGTAGCTAGAGACGTGACATAGCTATCCTCGTCCCTTACTACAGGGAATAGGTCTTCGTTAATGACAGCTACGATGTAGCTAGTAGAGTTGACTACCTGTACTACCACTCCTAGTACGAATACACCTAGCTGATTGCTAGGGATGCCGGTAGTGGTACCGATAGCACCAAACGTATCTACGGCTAGTACATCGCCTAGGCTTGCTGATCCTACAGGCGAGCTTACTGATACCTGCCAGTACTTATCACACTCTCCGCCTAGTCTACCGTCGAAGCGCTCGAATCCGTCGATACGGCGTAGGCCAGCCTTGTCCGTAATCTCGTAGTTACGACAAACCGCCAGCGACCCGGAGGCAGCTAGCGGCTTGGGTTCTACTAGGTCGAGTCCGTAGGCTAGAGGAATTACATCGTTCGTGTAGCTCATTGGACTTAACCTCTGTTGTATGGACTTGGTGCCCAGCCTAGCTTAGGTAGACACTTGTTCTCCAGTCTGATCTTGTACTTGCGGTACTGCCTAGCGGCTCTTGCGGCTAGCGCGTTGTTCTGATCGTACTCAGCGTAGTGGAGCACTGCGCCCCACATAATCATCGTGTGAAACTCCTCCGGCATGTCTGGTACGTCTCCTGCCAGCACTAGCTCTTGCGGACCGCGATCGTAGTTGAAGTAGATGCGGTAGGGCTTTTCTGGGCTAGGGTACAGGTCAGTCAGTCGGTCCGGGGTTTCGGTAATCTGAGCTGGCTTGCTTAGGTTGCCTACGTCAGCCTCATAGTAGTTGTTCCAGAGATTCCACTCAACGAAGTCCAGACCGTCCATGTACTCTGCTGGCGTAGAATCTACGTAGCCTAGATACACTGAGTTGTAGTCTAGATCGTCTAGGTCCGGGGCGAACTCGGAGAAGTCCCAGCGCGCTCTGCCTCCAATCATGAAGCAGTCCTGTGCGCCATCTGTGACTCTGTTGAACACTTCTCCTAGTCCGTACTCGCCTACTAGATTGTCGATATCAATGAAAGCTTCGGCGGTGCCAGCAGCCCAGCTACCACTCAAAGTCGTAACCTTTACAACTGTAAAAGTTGAGGAGTTGATCTTGCCTTCAAACAGCTCTCCCGGCGTAGGTTCGCTCGGGAGGCTGCCGTTCTTGACGTAGATACGCGGGAGGATTACTCCGTACCCGCGCTTAGACATGAAGCTCCATCGCTCTCGGCTTAGCTGTAGCTCCTTCCAAGATCTAGCTACCCACATCTTAAAGCGACGGTGCATAGGATCGGAGGGGTTAGCAAACTCTACCGAGTCCAGCTCTGATAGGGTAGCCCCTGATTCCGAGATCGTCTCGTTTACTAGCTCGATAAAGTCCACTAAACCCTCCTACCTAAGATTACTTAACGTATTCGATTACAAGACGACCATCGCGTAGAGCTTCCTTGAGTTCATCCTCTCTCGGCCAGTAGCCGAACTTCTCATGAAACTTCTTACGCGGTAGGTGTACTGCAGCTTTTACCTTCTCGTTTTCTCCGCGAGGATCCGGGCCGGGTGTCATGCCGTGGACACTGAACGGATAGTTCGACACCTCTTCAAAGTAGAAACGAGCTGGGTTGTTGGGCGGGACTGAGGCGTTCTCGCGGAGACGCTTTGACTTAGCGTTGTTGAGTGCTTCGACGATCTTGATCGGAACGTCTACCTTGATGCCTCGTGGAATCAGAACCGCATAGCCGTTGACACAGACGTAGACTGGGCGATTCGAGGAAGTCGGATTGGGATCTAGGTGTACTTCGATGCGAGCGTAGCCGGGCTTGGGAGCATCACCATACGCCTCTAGAGCGTACTTGCCTTCGGCCATCTTGGCTCGAATGGCGTTGATGATATCTTCCTTGGTCATGTCGCGCGCTAGCGGCACGCGGTAGATGCCGGCCTTCTTACGAAGCTCGCCAATCGGAAGGTTGTCTAGATCATTAGTGTATTCTGCGTGGTCATTACTCATGACGGTAGATCTCCTCTACATTAGATAGGTGGCCAGCCAGCTAAGACTCGAACTCAGATCGCAGGGATTTGGAGTCCCGCATGTTGCCATTACACCACTGACTGGTAAAGCTAGAAGGGGAGGTTTCCCTCCCCCTCCAGTCCATCGTCAATTAGACGGTGGGGTTAGGACGACCGTGGTCGTAAGCAGCGCCGTTAGCGTTACCTAGCGACGGGATCGCGTTAGCGCGGGCAGGTACGACGACAGCCGTAACCGTAATTCGCGTAGCGCCAGCAGGAGCAGTAGCAGCACCTACCTGAGGCGAGAGCGTTACAGTGTAGTTAGCTACCGGAGCCGCCGCCGTAGGCTCGAAGCGAGCGGTACCGCCAGCCTGACCAACCGTTGACGCCGAAGCGAACGCGGTTAGGTTGGAAGCCTGCGCACCGGTATTGTGTGATTCAAAGCCGGCGTTTAGGGTGATGGTGGGAGTACCGTTGGCATCGAGGTCATCAGTGCTGATGGTTAGCTCGGCTACTTGATAACCAGCTCCGATCTGGAAGAAGCGGAGACGGTCAGAAGTTACGAGACCGCGACCAGCAGGTAGGTCGATAGTTGCGCTGATCTCGAACGGAGCCTCAGCAAGAGCGCGGTGACGAACTCCACCGACGTGGGCAGGTGAACGGAAAGACATAGTTTACTTCTCCTTAACTAGTGAGATTAGAGGGCACCAACCGCAGTCTCAAGACGAGCCATCCACTGCTCGTTTAGACGTACAGCCGAGAACCACATCTTCCATGAAACGAAACCACGCTGACCTAGCGGATCCTCGTAGCTGGCACCCATCTTGGGATTCATTACCGCGATCGCGGCGGAGTCCATACCCTTAAGCGGGGTAACGCCGTAAGCCTCTTCACCGAAGATGATGAACGGATAGACGTTAACGTTTGAACCGTTGTTGAGTACGCCGGTAATGGTACCCGAACCCGCACCTAGGAACGGCTCTAGCATCGGGCTGAGGATTACGCGGACCTCTTCGATACGACCAAGCTCGTTTGCGTGGAGAGGAGTGCCCGAAGCGTAGCGCTCGACTGGGACGAACGTGGGCAGAGCACGGATGTTCTGCTCAAGGTCGGTATGGGCAACGCCGACGAACGAAGCGTTGACCGGCTCGGTCGCAATGTTCGGAGAAGCCGAGAGCTTCTTGGTGATCTTGCGGCAGTGGTTACGCTTGAGCTGGCGGACAATGAGACGAATGTCGTCAATGTCTAGAACAGCCTGAACCTGAGCGCGGCTGACAGCCGTACCGGTGAAGAACACCTGAGTACCACCACGGATCTCGTTCCACGTAATAAGCTCCTTGGTCTCGGCCGCCTGCTTACCGCAGAGTTCGGTCATGACCTTAAGGTTCGGATCTTCGTGGGTGTCAGCGATGACGTCCGTGAAGGGTACCCACGCACCGTACTGAGCTAGCGAGGTCTGAACGTCCTCGTACTCAAGGGCTTGCGGGGCAGGCGTCACGCCTTCGATCAGCGCGGTCGGGTTAACCTCGAACGGAACTGGACGACGGAAGCGGATGACGAGACCCTTGTTCTTCGGCACAGCCTCGACCTTGGCGAACTTATCGAGGATGATCTGGGTGTCCGCGTAAGCGAGCATGTTGGCAACGGCTACGATACCTACGCGAGGTGAGATGTCGCCGTACTGAGTACCTGAAAATGACATAGATTAAATCTCCTTAACTAAGGTTAGTTTCCATGCAACTTATGGAAATGCTTATACGACTGCGCGAAAAGTTCTTCTGCTGTGAGTTCTTTCTTCTCGGGAGCAGCCGGACTCTTTACAGTAACCGCCTGCTGTAGCTTACGTTCACGCTCACCAGCTAGTTGACTAGCGGCTGGACTTGGCACAGCTTGCGGCGCTTCCTGTTGCGCCGGAGCCTGCTTAACCATACCGTTTGCTTGTAGCCACTGAGAGTAAACTTGGAGTCCTGCTACAACATCGTCAGCGTGCTTGGACATTACGAGACGCTTTACTCCATCAGACGCGCTACCTACGAAGGTATGGAACGCCTCACTTTGTACAACCTCTGCAATGTTTGGTACCATCTCAGCAAGTCTCGCCTTTTCGGACGCTACTTCCTGATTCTGCCAAGCCTGCTTTACAGGAGCTAGCTCTTGCGTAAGAGTGTTTTGTAGACTGGCGATCTGGGCTGCTGCGGCTTCCTCGCGCTTCTTGATAATCCGATAAAGGGCGGGGTCGGTACGCTTTAGCTCTGCAAGATCGTCGTCTTCGCCTTCCTCAGTTGCCGGAGCGGCCTTAGCTGGCGGCTGTGCGGCGGTAGGACTGAGTGACGCTAGCCGAGTTTCTAGGTCGTTGAGCTTACGCTGTAGTGCAGCGGTCCGATTAGTCTCCGATCGGTGCTTGTGCTGCAGCAGCTTGTTCTCTTGGACTAGACGCTCTAGCTCTTCCCTTGATAGGGCGGTTTCCGGCTGAGCTGCCGGGACCTGAGCTTCGCTTTCTTGCGTCGGGGCCTGCTTCTCTTCTTCCTTCTTCTCTACTTCCTGTTCAACTACTTCCTGCTTTACCTCTTCCTCTACTACTTGCGGGGCGGGATCAGGATCCGGCACCGTAGTCGCACCCAGAATCTCATTTAGCTTATCAGGGTCATCAAGGTTTTTGCTGACGCTGGCAAATAGCTTCTGGGCTTCACTGTCGCTTAGAGGGGTGTTATTCATAAAAGTTCATTCTCCGTTTAAGTTGGCGATCTAGTCGCGGCCTGCTGAATATCACGTTCAGCGGCTAGTAGCTCCTTGTAAACAAGGATCTTTCCACGAATTACGCAAGAATCCTCATGGCTTAATGCAGGATTTTCTAGCATTTCTCGTGATTTCTGTAGCTGGGCAGCTAGGAAGTCCTTGATAGCTACCCAGTTTGAGTCGTAGATGTTGAGGTTAGGGATGCGTGCTTTCATGTTAGATACCTGATCCGGTTTCGCGCTTGAGCTTTTGCTCGCGGGCTGTTAGTAACTGGTCGATCTGCTTGCGATTGTCCTGCTGACCGGATAGGAATGCCTTAGTCTCCTCACGCATACGGGCAATCTCTAGGTCGGTACCTAGCTTAGCCCTGAACTGCTCGTCCTTAGCGGCTAGATTGAGCATGGCTACGTCCTTTTCGTTCTGGCTGGCTACTACCTGAGCCTCCGCTTCCGCTACTCGGGCGTAAGTATTAGCCTGACGCTCTTGGAATTCCCAAGCCTCACGCTGCTGAGCCTGATTGAACTCAAACTCTAGCTTTAGCTCCTCTAGCGCAGCACGCTTTTCCTCTAGAGCTAGACGTCTTTCCTCTAGCTGCAACTTAACTAGCTCCGGATTGGGTCCCTGAGCCTGTGCCATCTGCTGTTCGTAGGCAGCTACCTCCTCCGGAGTACGGATGATGCGGCTTGAGGGCAGGTGCATCATGCTTAGGCGAGCAACTAGCAGCTCGTCTAGGTTAACGTACTTACCAGTCTGGGGATTTTGGCTAGCTTCTAGGCTGAGCTTCTCCATATCGCGGATGTATAGCTGCTTGTTACGGTAATCTGAGCTAGACTTTACGTCGATCTCGAAGTTACCCTTGATCATCGGGTCAGGATTGTACTGCATGTTCCAAGCGTATAGACGCTTGATAACGCGGGTAGTCACCTTGTCGTCCCACATCTCGTTCAGTAGGTCAAGTAGCGTGGTGCTAGCCTGCTGAAGCAGTCCTAGTCCGGTAGCCGAGTCGGTAGTTACTGCGGTTCCGTTCTGTAGACCGGCAGACATCAGCGGAATACCTGACTCTTCCTCGGCAAACTGCTTGGCGGCATTGAGTACAGCCATTAGGTCGCCGGATACGTTAGGCGGAACGAAGAACTGGAACGCCTGATTGACGTTAGCTGATAGGTCGGTAAGGAACCAAGCCTTACGCGGGCGCATTTCCCAATCACCGTCTACTGGCTCGATGAGATCCTTCTGCATAACTACCTGAGGACCAGAAGAAATGGCCGAGTTGTCTAGTACCATGTGCCACGACTGCGTTACGACACGCTGAGCGTCACGTACTAGTAGGGGCAGGCCAACGCCGAACGGGCTGACCGGGTCACGCTTGTACTCGCACACCTGATACGGTAGCTCGAAGTCTTCGATGTTAGCTAGCTCTACGCGAATGACCTTACCTTGGCATACCCATACTTCGCCGTAGTAGGTCTTGCCGTCTACTGAGTCGTAGGACGGGACGATGCCTAGAGTTTCTAGCTGTTCGGAAGTAACAGGACCGTGATACTCTAGGACCATATACTTGTTCTTCATGTAAGACTGGCTAGTCTCCATGAGAGCCGAAGCTTCCTCAATGGCGGAAGTACTATAGTCCTTGGGGTCTTCCTTGAGCAGCTCGATGATTGCATCGCGGATAAAGCCGGGATGCTTAGAGTACTTGGCCATCTCCGTCTTAGAGAGTGGGTGTAGCTCGATCGTGTCTTCGCTTGAGCAGAAGTCGTTAGTCGAATCGTCCGGATAGAAGTACCACGGATCGACACGAACGTAAGACGGCTCGGTGTTGGACTGGAATACTGGAGCCCACTGAGCGCTAGTCGGATCTAGCTTGTAAGATGACTTAACCTTGCTGGTGTTTACTGGACCCTTAAGAACGGCAGAACCTAGGATTACGCGGTCTTCGATAGCCGTACGTGATTCATACCCGTACTTGCTCTTATCGAGCTGACGTACCATCGTGTTTTCCATTCCGATGCAGGACTGGGCGTCCATTTCCCCAGACGGTACTAGGTCCCAGTTCTTATCTCCGCCAGCAAACTGCTGCGAGATTAGCTGAGCAATGGCGATATCGCACTTGGTACGTACGATGTTGTAGTCCGGACGATCGGCTGAAGCCTCTTTCGAAAACGGGCGATCAGGACTTACGCCTACCTTTCCTACCTTGGCTAGGGATCCGTAGTATAGTCGCATAGACTCCTGCCACTGACGCTCCTTGCCTGAGCGGTTCTTGCGGCGAGTCTCAAACTTTGACTCTACGGTAGCGGCTAGATCCTTGAGCAGGGCTTCGCGGCGTTCGCGTTCGGCCTCTGCCGCCTGACGTGCCTGCTCTTCTAGCTCTTCCGGGGTAGCCTGCAGTAGATCCTGCTCGGCTTCGACGGGCATATCGTTAGGTGTCATATCTGATTCCTCCGAGGGCACTAGCGGCTCCGTAATGTCTTGCCGTATTGGTCGGCTGGACCATGGCTACGTTATCAGTATTGATGCCGTAGCGCAGAGCGTCTAGGGCGTGGTCATTATCTTTTACGATCCTTCCCTGAAGGTCGCGTCTATAGACCATGTACTCCTTCAATAAGTTCACGCAGGATTTAAATACCTTGAGCTTACCTGAACTTAGTAGCGACCAGACGTTCTGGATACCACCTTCTACGGCGTTATTGGCCTCGACTAGCTTGAGTCCTAGCTTACGGTACACGTCGATTAGCTTGCGGCCGTCTACCTGAGAACGTCCCTTGGATGCCGGATCGATACACCCACGGATCCAGTCACCCCTAGACTTCAGAGCAGCGGCGTGAACTTCTGGCTCAGCCTGTCCGCGATAGTGCTCTGAGTACACGTAGATAGACCCATCGTCTGGATTCTTGGCTAACCAAACAGCGGCGGTTCTATTCCAGCCCACGTCTAGGCCATACCACTTAGGCCAGTGACCGGGAATGGTGAAATCATCTACCACGATCTCCTCTACTGGAATCGGATACACGTTACCGGAGCCGATCGATGGGGTGCCGTTACGACGAGCTTCACGTAGATGCGGAGGAGTATTGTCCTCTAGACGCTTCTTGGTATCTTCATCTAGCCACGGAGCGTGATCCCATCCAGCTTGGACTACAGCGCGGCTGGCCTTGTTACCAATACCTAGCTGCTCTTCCTCTTCCTCGTCCGTCATGATCGTGACTGGAGAAGCTCCGGCTAGGAAGTTGGCGTTCTTGCAGAAGTTAACGATGAACGGGGTGATACCGTGCAGCGGAGTGAACGTAACGTACAGGATACCACCAGTAGTCATGGTGCGGATCAAGCACTCGTTGTAGATCAGGTCAGGACACTCCTCGTCTAGCCAGATTACGTGCTGTGCCGTACCGTAAAACGCCTTGACTCCCTGATCGTAGGACTTGAATCCTAGTACCGATACTCCTCCTGATACGTGGCGTACCTTAACTAGTTCGATAGCGTTAGCTACGCCCTGCTTTACCGCCGTCCCTAGGATAAGCTCCTTAGGAATCATGCCAGTGCCGAGGGCTCCCGGAGGTCCGAGCAGCTCCTTCTGGCAGGTATCGCGTGTAGTCTGACCCGTCTGACCGGCAGCCCAAGCTGAGATCGGGTGATCGAAACGCTTACCTACCCACCACTCTGGATACAGTCCGGTAAGATGACACGCCGTCTCAAAAGCTCCCGAGATGGACTTACCACAGTTGGAAGTAACTAATCCATTAGCTACGAACAAGTGATCTGGATGGTCAATAGTGATGCAGTAGACATCTTTGTTGCCTAGTGCTTCTGCTTTTGTAAAGCTGACTGCTTGCACCTCTGCTCGTCCACGACCGCCCCGTAGCTTGTAGGGCTTGGTTGGCACATTGCCGATAACTTTTAGATTGTCGTCTCCTGTAATAGATACTACAATCTCGTCAGCATGGTTATGGTCTTTACGATTACGCGTAGCGACAGTAGCTCTGATTCCAAGGCGGAGGCACAAGGACACTACGCCCTCGGCTAGCAAGGCGGACGTAGTACTGAGGCAATACCTACCCAAACGCGAATAGCCATCAGTAGCTAGCAGTCCGTGCAGATAAGCTTTGATGTGCCCTACCGGAGCGCAGAAAAGTGACTGTGGTACAGTTTTATTCCCTGACTTAGTTCCCAATAAATTAGTACGCTCTAGCAGCAGAAACAGAGTGCTCTTACCTTTGCCTTTTTTGGGTTTAGGAAAATACACATCATAAAAAGTACCGCTATTTACTACTCGCGGCTGCGTTCCTAACTCAGTTCCTAAAGCTACCGCCAAGTCTACTAACTCCTTAGCCTTGTTCGTGAACTTGAACTGACTATTTCTGGCACACAGGTGCCCGTCTCCAGTTAGTAGTCCTAGCAGTAAAGCCTCTCGTTCTGAAAAGCCGGGATCTTTCTCTTCTACATCCCACTTACATGGGACTACTACTTTGCGATCCACTTTACCTGCTAATCTTTCTGCCTTATCTTGACGCAATACACCTTTACCAGACACATATAAAAACTCATGGTCTGGGGTACTAGACACGGACACGCCTTTTCCGTTAGAGTAAGTAAAGGCTGGCTCATTGTAGTGATACGTTTTAGTTACTTTAGCTTCTACTAGGGAGTTAGTACTTAGTTGATATGCTAGTACCTTATCTCCCTCTTTCAAGTCTTCAATGTTTTTGTGGTAGCCGTCTGGCGTACGTACCTTTGTACCTGCAACCAACGGGCGGTTGCCTGCCATGAACAGACGTTCGTGGTAAACGGCACCGGCCTCGAAAAAAGCACGATGTCTCGGGCAGTTAGAGATGTCGGTAGTAGTACCGTCCACGAACCACTTGCTAGTACCTGCCTCTGCTAGCTTTCGCTCGTAGACTTCCATCAGCTTAGTGACCTCATAGATCTTACGAGCCGCTGACTTACGGTTATCCTTGTCCTTGTCAGGACGGGCAGCGTCCATCATCTCTAGCTCGTCCTCCAAAGAGAAGACGCGCTTAAAGGGATTCAAGGGTAGATCGGAATCAAAGTCAATTGGCATCGAGGTTCACAATCTCTGCATCAGTCATGGTAGGCTTGATTAAGCGTAGTACGCTAGGTGCCTTCTTACGAAGCATCTGCTCTAGCTTGCTGAGATCCATATCCTCGAAGTCAGCATCGACCGAAGTGTTCTCAGTCTTGTCAGCCCAACCGTAGCGGTTCTTCATGTTGAATGACCATAGCGTAGTGTTGAACTTGGTATTCTCGATGTTACGTCTACCTTGCTCATACCACCACGCCTTAGCCATCATACGTCCGATATCTACCATCTCCTTGAAGTTTGGAGACTTCTCGTAGTAGGAGTCGAACTCTCGTTGAGTCATCTTAAGGATCTTGCAGATCTCGACGTCGGACGCCCCCTGTAGGTAAGCGTCCTTCAAGTCGTTGATCCAAGCCTTGTCGGCCTGAGTTGTCATATCAGAAGTACCCGCCCTTACCGTCTGGTGCCTTGTACTTAGCTACTTCGCTGGGAGCCAAGAGACGGGCTAGCGGATAGGTGTCTACCTGACCGTTGACGGCGTTCTTGTCGAAGCCTACGATTAGCTGCTCAACTTCGCCAGTCTCTTCGTTAAGGGCATCCATGTAGCCTAGGGTGTTAGCGAAGGCTCCCCGGTAGAACATCTCCATGAGAGCTACCTTCTGCGGGGTCATGTCGTTGGTAAGGACTACGATGTTGCAGTCCAGTGCTACGGCCTTCTTGTTCTTCTTGCTCATCGGAATACGTGCTCCTGTTTGATGGATAGAGTTCTTACGCGCTCTACTAGCTCCACGGCTCTGGTGCCTACTTGGCGATACCAGAGCGACTTTTCTAGGTTATCAGCTACCGACTGATAGTCTCGCTGACGGAGAAAAGCTAGTGTATTCTTGAACTTTGCTAGTCGCTCAAAGCCCATGTTGAAGATTAGATTTAGAAATACTGTCTGGATAACGAACGGGTGTTCGGTGATGTCGGGGATCAGTCTTTGTAGATCTCCAGCGTACTTGCCTACCTTTTCGTCCAGCTTGCGAAGAGACTGCTCTCGGGTCATACGGGAGTCAGGGGTTACTCCTTGAGTGAATCCTACTCCTACAGTCCAAGGACGTCCGTGCTCTTCGCCTTCTGGTACCTGCTCCAGTAGCTGTCTTGCTGGTACAAATCCCCACTTCAATCGTCTGTACTTGCGGGCTAGTAAAGACAAAGGATCCGGGTAAGCAAACTCCCGGATCGCTTCGTGCCTTACCAAGTCAGCCGCAGTCTGGCGACGTACGTTTAGGCTGAATGGACGTGACATAGTTCCCTCGTTAGGTTAGCTGTACCTGCGGCTTGCCGTCTACGTATACAACTTTGAGATTGGCTAGCAGGTAATCCTGTACTTGCTCCGCTAGGTTTTTGGGAGGATCTACGTTAGTAGCCCCGAAGATCACGTTAAGCGCCTTGTTGACGCGTCCTACGATAAGTCTACAGAACGGCACGACACCTCCCGCTGCAGTAATAGCTGCGTCACCGGCACCCATGAGCGGCTGCCCGAACTCGATAAACTTGTTAAGCCATACGGCACCTTCACGCTCGTATAGTGATACGCCGATACCGCCCGGCTCTGTCTCGAATAGGATGTTCTGCTGGATATCGATAGCGAACTCACGCGTGCCTACCTGAAAACGGAAAGCGCGCTGGGTAACTGCAAATCCTGACATGATAGTACCTCCGTTATCCCGCGTTGCGGGCTCTTAGTTGAGCAACTTTAGCAGCAAAGTGGGCCTTAATAGCTCCGGCTACTAGTGTCATCGGTACTGGCTGGAATACTCCGGGGGCTACCTCGACGTTGACTGTCTCATTGATTACCTCTTCAAGGGGTACTGAGATAGTGTTGTTAGGTACTGGTACTCCGAAGTAGCTACCGTCTGAACGGAGCTGATAGAAGTCGGAACATTCGTAGTTGATGGATCCGGTATTAGCTACTGGATTCCACGCAATGATGGTACGCGTAGCGAGGGTCTCGCTCTGTACGTGAGCATTAATGTTGGTAATGAGCGGGTTCATGGATCACCTCAAGGAGCGATAAAGTGGATCAGACCGAAGCCACGTGTTGCCGGGCTCGGGGTTCTAGCAAACTGCGTAGTTGTGCCATCGGCTGGGAACCACTGCCCTTCGCAGTAAGCGACGCCTGCAGCGTTATCCTGCTGAATGATGTTAGTCCATCCTCCCGGAGGACCTCCAATAGTACCACTAAGAGTGTGACCGAAAGATAGAGCTAAGCTTCCTGAACCACCGCGAGCAGCTGATACTGGCGACGGGGTTGTGGGAGGAACGAATGTTGAATAAGCGCGTGGACCAATGTCAACTTGTACAAACGTTCCGCTATTGCGTACACCACGTAGTACTACGACTACAAGCTGCGATGTAGAGTTGATAAAGTTGGTGAAGTACTTAAATGTCCTTTCTGCCAGTGTCAAAGATCCATTTGTCTCAAAACGTCGGACAAGTCCCTCTGAAGCATAGTTTCTGCTATTTACTTGCTGAAAGTCTCCGCCAATAGTTGCCCATAGGTTCTCGGAAGGGGTAGGCACGTTCCATCTACCATTAATAGTCGAGCTATAAACTACTACTACGTCATTAGCTAGCAGTGTGCCGGGATCAGGGATAATGATCTGCCACTCGCCATCGCTTCCCGAATAGTGAGAAACAGACGAGTGCACCACACTAATCGGTCCTGCTAGCCCTCTACGGGGTCTAGCTGCTGCTTGGATAATTCCCATCTTATCTAGCTCTCCAACTATCCACGCCTACTCGGCTTAGAAGCCTGCTATCTCCGGGAGGAATAGTAACGGCTCCTACCGTAGTGCCTGCGGTAATGACTACCGTACCTTGCCCTGCTACGGTCAGATCTCCGGAGCTGCCATCGTTAGCTACTAGAATAGCAGCGTCATCGTTCCATCCTTCGATTACGTCAGGTCGGATTGCGTAAGTGTAGGCTCCCGTATCCGTCTTGCGTACGGATCCACCCCTATCCAGTACAGACAGGTTGGTAGCCCTGTTAGATACCCTGTTTCGGATGCTTACGGGGTCCGAAGGCGTAGCCCCCAGAACCCCACTAAAAATGCCTACGTTCATGCTTAGAAGTTTCCAGCCCGAGTCACAGCCAAGTGGAAGCTTTCGGCGTTGTTGGTCGAAGCTCTTAGCTGGGCGTTAGCATCCGGTAGCAGGATGCCTAGGTTAGTCAGGATAGACTGGAACGAGGGTACCGTAGCACTCGGAGTAATAGCAGTGACTGGTACCTCGAACAGCAAGCGACTGGTTGTACCTCCATCCAGACTGAGGTAGAAGCGAATCATACCTGCAGTGGTAGTACCGGTAGCCGAAATACGGATATCGTCTACGCGAGTACCGCTAGCACCGCCAGCCAGAATGGTTACGATCGTACCCGTACCATCTCGGTTCGTGTTAGCGGCGTTAAGGACGGCTACAGCAGCTCGCGGGGTTGAGGCGTAATTAGCGTTAGTTGCCATGTTAGAGTACTCCGTAGGATTGAAGGACAAAGTCTGGGGCTGATACGTCTACCGAGTTAAGGACTCCGGCGACTAGCGTTAGGTTAGATCCGAGGGTCAGCTCTTCTACCGCTCCTGAACCAGCCGTAGAACGGCCTAGGACGCGCTGTGAGGCTGATGCAATGGTTGAGGAGGCTTGGGTACCGG